ATAGGGAACAAGGTTAATAACCTGTACTGCCATAAGGTCAGTACCTACACCTTTGTTACCTGCATATTCCCAATTGTAGGTTTTGAATGCAACATTAACATCTGAACCATTACCAACTTGAGTGCCGAGCATATCACGCTTCTGCGCATCTTTCAATGCAGGTTGTTTATTCTCTGCTCCGTTATTTCGTTTCACATTACGTTTGATCTTAACGAAATCACCACGATCATCGCCCTTGTTCTTAATTGGAAGACCCATCGCTTTTGCTTTAGATAATTGATCTCCAGTAAGGGACAAGTCTACACACCATACTGGCTCAAATGTTGTGTTAGGTGAAGAGATTGATGTCCAATAAGCCTTACCACTAAGTACGTTCATATTATTACTCCTTTGTCTGTGCGAACCTTGTCGCTGTTGTAAATGTCCTACTATTATATATGACACAGAATACTATGTCAATAACTATTTAATGAGTTTCAGCCCAATTGTTTCCAATTTTATATTCACTATCCAATGGACAGTTAACACTCAGTTCTTTTTCAACACGCTTCATTGCTGTCATTGTAAGGAAACCAAATCGTTCAACTTGATCTTCTTGAACTTCAAACTGATACTCATCGTGTATTGACGCAACAAGATTATAATTAAAATCTCGTTGCGCCATTAGTGTTATTTGCCGTAACCATTCTTTACAGATGATAGCACCTGCTCCCTGAAGCAAAAGATTAACGGCGGCATGTTGCTGTCTTACTTTTAACAACCTGCCATCAAGACCACGGATGTATCCACTACCTGCTGCACGATCAACCCTATCACGCAAGAGTTGTAACGCTGGCATATTCTTCATGAACCTATCCATGATTATCTTACCTTCCTTTGCACCGCCACCTACGATAGAACCAATCTTAGCAGGTCCTGCACCATAGATAAGTGCATAGATAAAGGTCTTGGCTTGGTCACGAGTGTGTAACCCTGCCATTCTTTGGTTGGCAGTATGAATGTCACCACCTACCACTTCTTCTGTGAATGTAGCATCGCCCATGTAATGCGCCAGACACCGAAGTTCCAGAGAAGATGCATCACACCCTAACAATTTGTATTTAGGGCTTGTCGTAGTCCATACTGAACGACATTCCTTACCATAAGGGGAATATACGGCAGGAATCTGTGCCATGTTTGGACTGTGGTGTGCCATCCTTCCAGTGATAGCCTTGAGAGTAATGACCCTACCATGTACTTTACCATCGTCTTGTACGACATCAAGCCATGACTGGATCTGTGATACTCTCTTTTGTAATAGAAGATATTGTGCAATCTTTTGTGCCTCTGGAATGTCCACATTCTTTAGTGTGCCTTCATCCACAATTGGATGTCCAGTAGGTGTAAAGTTGTTAGGCTTCCATCCCTTCTCTATCAAACGATTAGCAATCTGCTGTCTAGATCCGGGATTGAATACTGTAACTTTATCTTTCAATCTATTGCCTGTTTTCTCTGAGTATCGTTCTTCAACAATAGGTGGAAAGATCTGTTGCATTTCTTCTTCTATCTCTGCGGCTTCTTGTGAAAGTCTTGCCACAAGACAAGACGCTTCACGAACATTCAGTGTAAAACCATTTCGTTCTTGTTGATCTACAATGGCACGAATGGAATGCTCAAGTTGTATGCTCTTTGCTGAAAACTTCTTCAGCATAGGAAGCATATGTGTGTACAACTTCACCGTCAGTTTTACATCGTTCACACAGTACTTCAGCATTTCTTCACTGAACTCAGAGAAATTTGAAAACTCTGTCTTAGGAAAACCTAAACGATTTCCCCAAGCATCTAATGAATGTCCACCATCTATGGATGGATCAATAAGTTGTGACAGTATTAGTGTGTCACGAACTTGTTTTACTTTTATGTTGCTACCTGTCAGTCGATTCAGAACAGGTGCATCAAAAGACACACCATTATGCATAATGAATATGTCATATTGACTGGCTAGTGTGGGAAAGGAAGACACATTATCGCCATAAAATGTAAATACCTGTCCCGAATCGACATCTTGTGCGGCGATACAGTGAATGACAGTAGCATTCAAGTCATCTGTTTCAATATCTACCGCTAACTTTTTCATAACTTTATCAACTCCGCTTTGTCATAGGGTATGTGAAAGAAATGTTCACCCTTTTGAATGTATCTTCCTTTTGCTTCTTTTACTTCTGCTTGTTCAACTACATAGTCTTTAATACGCCATGCATAATCTAAATCACTACGAAGTATATAGAAGTTAAAGAAAGGACGACTATCTAAACTGTGTATTTTATTTATCAGTTTGTGTTTCCTATATGGAATCCTTATCTCTGTCCAGTTGGGATTCCAATCACCCTTCCAAGAGAACTTAATCTCAACTTCACTGAAGTAAATATTATCCGCTTTTTTACTCTTAATGTCAACAGAAAAATCTTCCTTTGCATGAAGAATTTCATGACCATTAGACACAAGGTATTCAATGATCTTCTTTTTAGCAGGGCTGTCTGCGGCATCATATCTCTGTTTAGAGAATGGGATGTTGACAGCACCTGCAATAGGTTCTAATCTCATAAGTAATCTCCTATGTCTGTTGTGTCCTCATCTACTTCAAAAGGGTTCTCAATCTCTTGCATACGTCCACTGTTCTTATCATATAGAAGATAAGTAGCAACACCTGTTTCACCTGCGTATCTATTCTTCAGAACACGAACAGTGGTTGTGTTAGCCTTGACTGGATCAGTAGCCTGTTGATCACGCTCTAAGGCGATTACAGCGTCACTAATCTGGGCAATGCTATGTGACCCACGAAGCATGGACAGACTGATCTCCTTGCCCTGCTCCTGCCCTTTATCGCCTGATGCACGGCGTAGGTGTGATACAAGCAGCATAGCACAACGTGTTTCTTCAACAAGTGACCTTAGTTTAGTCATCAACTGGTCAATGTTCCTACGCTCGTCTTCACCCTCAAGACCTGACACAAGAATGGAAAGGTGATCAAGGATAATAAACTTACAGTCCAAAGCCTTTACCATGTATCGTACACGATTTAGGATCTCATCTGTTGTGATTGATCCAAAGTGATCAAAGGCAAAGTATCTACCAGTACGAATGGTTGGGTCTTCAAACTTACGCAGTTGTTCCCTTGTGTATTTATCACGGATCTCTTTAATGTAGATACGATCACTAGCAGCAACTGACATCAAATGAAACGCAGTCTGCCTTTTATTTTCTTCAAGACTGAAGATACCAATGTTGTGTTCTGAATTGATAAGCAAGTGATACATCAGTTCACGCATCATGCTTGACTTACCTGCACCTGTACCTGCAGTAAATGTTACAAGTTCACCTGTACGAATACCAAATAGTTTATCATTCAGTCCATCATATGGATAGAGTACAGTCTCTACATCTTCTTCTTCATACAAACTATCAGCAATGTCAGCAAGGTTCACAATACCTGCAGGTGTGTATGGCTTTGCATCCCACCATGCTCTTGTGAATTCTTCACGCTTGTTTTCTTTTAGGTATTCGTTGGCATCTTTCTTTGCCATGTTCATGATCAGACATTTGTTTGGTTCAAAGATCTGGGCAACCTGATTAGCCGCTTTGCGTCCATGCTCATCGTTGTCAAAGCATAACACTACCTTATCGAAACCATTTAGGTATTCATAGTTAGCCTTCACATCTTTTACTGCAGATTGAGCACCATTCTTAATTGATGTAACCGCCCACTTAGAACCAAGCATTTCATATGCAGACATAGCATCAATCTCACCTTCACACACAGTGATGTACTTGCCACGGCTTGCAAACTTATTCTGACCAAACAGAACAGCATTAGGAAGATTACCTTCAACAAAGAAAGACTTTGTTTTTACTGTTCGTATCTTATTTGCCACAAGCGAACCAGTCTGATCATAGTAAGGATATATGTGTCTGAGTTCAGACGTACAGTCTTTTCCACCACCACGATTTATGATTTGATCCTTGACAGTAACACCATAAAACTTACAGGTATTCTCAGAAATCTTTCTATCGGTCAATGGCTGATAGTCGCCCTGACTGAAGTGGTTCTGATGAACACCACGGATAGGTCTTTCATATGTTGGTTGTTGTTGTTGCATACCATCTCCTTTAGTATAAGTTTCACAAGAGAAACAATACTTACTATTGTCCTCATACAATACATTAGCGTCAGATGATCCACAGATTGTACATTCACCACGACTAATAATTTTAGATTTCTGATCTGACATCATAATCAAACTCCTTGTAATCTTCTGTGAAGTATATCCGATTTAACATATCGTTGTCAACAACAAACAAAGTATCGTCATCAATATATGTATGATAACCAAGAACATGAGCAAGTCTTGCTCTGTCTTCCATCCATTCTTTTGTGTCATGTGTATAATCAAACAACCATGGGTCTTCGCTCACATTCTTAGTATAAATTTTAGTCATCTATTATCTCCTGATCCTTGTAGTGTACCCTTACGCTGACGCTCTGCCAGTTTGTAAAGGTTTGATTTTGCTATGCTTTCTAGACTTGTGTCACAAGCATCTGCCATTGCTGCAACATACCACAACACATCACCAAGTTCACTTGCTATATCATTTAGTTTAACAATGAGTTCTTCCTCTGTTGCACCATCACGAATTAGTTTCTTTGCTTTGTTGGCTACTTCACCTGCTTCACCTGCCAACCCAAGGGCAGGGTAAGTGTACTTGTGTTCTTGCGGAAATATTGCAGTCTTCATTGCTAGTTTCTGATATTCATTCATGTCCATGTTAGTTATCTCCTCTATCTGTAACACCTAGTACCCAATCTTCTGCAATCTTTTCTGCAGTATCTTCACTTCCCATGACTTCCATTGATCCAATGACCTTGCCCTTATCAGCAAACAATACTTCATATGTGTAATCGTCAATCAAAGACACAGAAGATTGTCTTGAGGCATACCTATCATCTGTTCCAAAGTATTCATGTAATAGTTTAGTAGTCATCTCGTTCATCCTTCATTGCTACATCCATTGCAAACTCTGCGCTGTCAGACATAATTTCGTCTGCTTCCTGCCTTGCTAATTTCTTTGCTTCCTTCTGATCATATCCCTCGTCAAGATACTGGTGATATAACTCACGAAATAAACGCTTACGATCTTTTTCCCATAGGTTCTGCATAATAAATTCTCCTTTCTATTCTTGCAGTGTAACACCAATGACTACTACTGTTTCGTCAATAGGCTTTTCATTTTTTGCAACCTGTTTCCTAGATGTGGCAAACTGTTTGATGGCATGATCTTCTGCCAATTCTTCACTGCTTGCCAAGACAGTTTCATAGGCACGAAACACCTGCCTATACTCAACCAATACTTTATACTTACTCAATGCCAATGCTCACATCCTCTTGAAAATGATACTGTGCAAGACCTTCAATGAAGTCATTGATTTCTTCCAATGATAATTCTTCTATTGGTTTGTCAGCAACTGTTTCAATGTAAGACCTATCAATATCATGTATATCTTCATGACTAGTGTATGGATCTGTCAATGGTGTTGCTGTTACTGTACTAAACATCTTCATCTTCATTTTTCCTTTCCTGATTATCATCTACAATCTTTGCTTCGCCATATAAGATACATTCTGGACAGGCTGTTTCAAAAAATTCACATTCTTCACAGCCTTCCACAGGCAAATACTTAGGCATCTTCGATCTCCTTCTCTCCTGCCAACACCCAATCTGAATAATGCATTGATCTACCATCGTCATCAGTTTGTGGTACAAACTTTAATATCCTATGCATTGTAGATTGTAAGTCTTCTAACTTACGCAGATCAGACATCCATAGATCTTGACATTCCCACAGTGTCTGAAGAATATTACGCAAGTCATTATAAGATTTTAGAAATTCTATTCTTTGCTCATGTGTTAGTTCCATTTTTCATCTCCTTTTTCCTTACTTCTGGGTTAAAAAATTCTCTATATTCCATTCTTGTCATGTCTTGTTTGCCGCAGGGCTTACCAAATAGTGATTCATATTCTTCTTCAAGTCTACGATCAGTCACCCTGAAGGTATGTCCTATATTGGTATCTCTTTGTTTAGCATATAAGTCACGCTTTGTCCACCATGTTTTGAAGCCTGATGCATCACCATTCCAGTCATGCTCCTGTGCTATCTGTTCACACATCTCAACACACTGTGCATAGGATCTTGAATTCTTCTCACTTGGTTTCATCTTCTGTATTCTCCTCTACATCTAGAACAAAACATACCTTTACAATACCTTCGTCCTCATCAGCAATAAACCAATCCTCACGACTAGGATATAGTCTTTCTAGTGTTTGTAATAGTTCATATCTAGTCATCGCTTTACTCCTCTAAATCATCCACATCCAAGCCATCAGCCATGTAGGAATTGTCAATGTGTGGTGCTCGAAATATCCTAATGCTACCATCTTCGTTGCGAACATAGTCATCCTTTTCGACATCCACGACATAGAATGTCATGTCCCATACGCCAATGCTGTATGATTTGTTTTGGTCAAACTCACTCATCGTCACTCTCCTTTGGATAATGGACTTCTACTAGGCTGTTACATTTAGGGCATGACAATACAGTCGTCATGACATAGGCATCGTTTTCGTCTGAGATGTCATAGTCACTGCCCCATATAAGTTCTGTCTTACAGTGCCAACAGTTCATCCTGCAATCTCCTTGCTTTCTGGGTTACCAAAGTGTGGGTAACCACTGTCGTGCATATCTTGTATCGTTTCACCAATATCAAACTCATAGTCAAGTTCTGGATACTCTGTAACTACATCCTCAACATTGTCAAAGTGTACATGGTCACCATCGCTGTTGTATTCGCCAATGTACATCCAACCTTCGTCAAGGTAACGTGCGGTCACAATAA